ATCAGTTTTATGTTGAAGATGATATAGAAGAGCTGGACTTTGAAGAACAGTAGCTTAAAGAAATGGTTTGAAGATTTTGATTGCGATAAGAGCGGTACACACAGCTACGATACTATATACGAACCACACTTTGATCAATACGAATCATCCTTTAACTTATTAGAAGTCGGGATTTACAAAGGCGCGTCTAGTAGAGCTTTTTTAAATTGCTACGATAACCTGACGTATTATGGTATCGACATATTCGAAAGACACAATTTAAATATCGTATCTGATCTTTTGTCTAACGACAGATTTAAAGTGCTAGTTGCCGACTCAACTTCCGATTATGTTCAAGCTACCATCAATAGAGAGTGGGGTGACGTAAAGTTCGATGTAGTTATAGATGATGGCTCACATTTGCATAGCGACATTACGACTACATTTAAAAATATCTATCCATTTCTTAGTGAAGGCGGTACGTATTTTATTGAAGATCTGTTTCCTCTTTTCTTCACAGGCTTGACTTTTGATAACAAACAGATAGTTAGTCAAAGGCAGTACTTTCTAGACAGACCCAGCCAATTTAACGAAGAAACTTTCGGTACATTAATTGACACCATACACTCGTTTAACCCGGTTAACGTGGAACATATTGATCTTCGAGTTAAAGACAACAGAACTGATAGCTACATTTTAAAAATTACAAAATAGGAGTTCATATGAGCTGGACCTATCAAGGCCAGCCATTTACATCTAATATGATAGGTGATAATATCGGGTTCGTATACCAGATAACTAATTTACAGAATGGAAAAAAATATATTGGTAAGAAGTGGTTTTGGTCTACTAAGAAGCTGCCTCCGCTTAAAGGAAAGAAACGTAAGCGAACGGTAAAGAAAGAGTCTGATTGGATGAAATACTTTGGCTCTAGTGAAGAAGTAAAGATGTTAGTCGAGCAGCATGGTGAAGATAACTTTCAAAGAGACATTCTTCGCTTATGTAAAACTAAAGGCGAGTGTACGTACTACGAGGCCAAATTACAGTTTGACTTTGATGTACTTTTGAGGGATGATTACTACAATGAGTTCATTGGTTGTAAAATCCACAGTAAACATTTATGAATAAAATTGTCTTTTTTAGTGACTGGAAAAAGATGTACCAACATCCTAATCCTCAAGTCCATCCATTCGTTGAAGTTCCTTTTTCAGACGTTGAAAGCCATCGCGATGCAGATGCCTATGTTCAAATTAACATACAGCATACTCACCATGTTAAGGAACCTTTCAGAGAGCCATTCTATAACTACATTAAGCAAAGTGGCAAACCTTCGATAGTTTTTGAGACGGCTGTGCTTAGAGAGAACTGCTCAGAGCACTTTAAAGACAAATACTATAGGTTTAGTTGGAACAGTTTTTTATGGGACGAAGGAAACTTTGGTCCAATGGGTAACGGTTCAGACCGCTGGGATAAGATACAGTCCGAACAACAAATTGAAGTAAGGCCCTGGCGTGAAACTAAAGGCGATTACGTATTAGTTATTCTACAGCATGTTATTGATACTAGTTTAGTAAGAATGATTGATACGTACGGTTCATACTATAACTGGTTTCACCACACGCTTTCTCTAATCAGAACTTACACAGACCTACCTATCGTAGTTAGGCCTCACCCTAAGCACGGTATGTACACACAGTTCTTTGACGCATACTTAATACCAGAAGCAATGGAACTGTTTCCTAATGTGTACTGGTCTGATAACCAAGGCTCAGAGAAAATGCAAGGCGGCAAGTACCTTCGGCGAGATTTAGACAACGCACATGCCGTAGTTGGGTGGACATCTAACGCACTAACTGAAGCAGCAATATATGGCGTACCAGTTTATCCAATGTCTGGAGGAGCCATGGTATCTCCAGTTTGCCCACACCCATTTTCACAAATAGGCAAGGTGAACAATATGCCTGACCGTCAACAGTGGTTGAATGATTTGGCCTACTGTCAGTGGACGTACGATGAGATAGTTGATGGTACTGCGTGGAGCCATATCAGTAAAAACAATAATTAAGTTTGTATACATAATGTACCTCTAATCGATTTTGGAGAGTTAGATGTCGGAAGAATACTCAACAGAAGAGCTCGAAAACCAAACAGTAGAGTTATACCACGAGATGTTTAGAATGGTGATGGACAAGTGTCAAACGCATGCGCCTGTTGCAGTCGCCGGCACTATGGTTGGATTGGCAATGAGGCTTTATCGAACTACTCTTGACGATCAGGCCTATGCAAATATGATGGAGTATATTGCTACCAACACAGATCTTATTGAACCATTTACTTTAATGGAGTTTGAATCGCCAACAGTGCATTGAGGTGACTTATGGATGACGATGTGAGAATTTTTATTGGGTCTTCGTCTAACGGAGAGGATGCGGAAATTGAATGCGCTTATGAGTTCAGTTTAAGACAAAACTGTACTCGCGAGCTTGATCTTGTTTGGATGCGTCAAACAAACGATATGGATAGCTGGTGGGGAGGGTGGAATACACCAATGTGGTCGACCCCCTTTTCCGGTTTTAGATGGGCCATCCCAGAGTATTGTGAGTTTAAAGGCAGAGCAATCTATACAGACTGTGATATGATTAACTATCGTGACATGGTTGATTTGCTTGAGATCAACATGGAAGGTAAGCCAGTAGCAGCTAGACGAGGTAATCGTTTTGGCGGTCACGAGTTTTGTGTGATGGTGTTTGACTGTGCTGCGTTCGAACAGTATGCATTACCACTAAACCGAATGAAGAACATTGCTGAAACCCATCACAGGTTCATTCGTAAGTTTTCTGGTAACTCCGAGTTAGTACATGACTTGGATCCAAAGTGGAATGTACTTGATGGAGAGAACTATCGGTTAACCGATATCTACCAACTTCACTTTACTAACATGGCTACACAGCCATGGCGTCCTGGTTGGTTCACCGGTCAGCCTAAAGAGCATCCGAGAGAGGATGTTGTAAAAGAGTTTCAGACATATGCTTCGTACGCATCTAACTTTGGGTTCGACCACAAAGCACTAAAGCGAGAACTACAAGAGAATAACGTACAATATAATATTATAGGAAGATGAACCGATTAATTATCAAATTGTGTGATTCTAATGGTGATGGTAATTTAAAGTACAGATTTACCGTTTTGAATCCCAATGGTCGAATATTAATTATGACTTCTAGCATGCGTATAGCGGAATCGTACATAAGAAAATGAAAGTAACTGTATATGGTAAGTCTGCAAACCATCCAAGGTTTGAACAGACCTTAATGAAGTTCGCCACTGGTGTAATTGATAGTGGTGATGATGCGTTCTTGTCGTATGATGAAGAGTACTACGATTGTGATGTAGCTGTAATCTTCGGATCGTGGAAAGACCGTGATATGACTCATCACAGAGTTAAAAACAATATTGTCAGTAACGCAAAAAAATTTATTGTACTTGAAACTCCTATTATCGGCCGCGGCCCTGTTAAAGACGTGATGGACGATGACTGGTATAGGATTGGTATTGGGGGTTTTTTAGCCGACACCGGTACCTTTCACGATGGAAAAAACCACAATTCCGATCGATGGGACATACTCCGCAAACACTTTGGCATACAGCTACCTACCTATCACGTTAATGGTAATCAAAATATAGTCGTTACATTGCAACTTCCACAAGACGCTAGTTTAAGGGGAGCAAGTATTGAGAAATGGTGTCGCGATACGTGTCTGGCCATTCGTACTCAAACCGACAAACCTATCGTAGTGAGGTTACCGCAACTACAACGCAACTGGGATGTGGAGCCCTTGGAGGTCGTAAAAAACTTACCCAGGGTATCTTTTCAGATGGGCACTGCTGAGAACCTAATACCTACTCTAAGAGAAGCAAGGTGTACCGTAACATATACTAGCGGTCTCGCTGTCGATAGTCTTCTTAATGGCTGTCCAACCATTGCAATGAATCCAGGTAATTTTGCCTACGACATAGCGCCACACACTGTAGATAATATAGACCACCCCGAATGCCCCTCCCGCGACCAGTGGCTATTTAATCTAGCTCACTGTCAGTGGCATGTTAGTGAAATAGAAAACGGCCTTCCGTGGAGACAGTTAAGAGAGCTCATATGAACTTAGATGATTGGAAAGATGTTATTTTAATTGATGAGCCTATAGACGAGTCAGATCCATCTAAGCTCGATCAGGAAAGAATGAAAACACTAAATGCTGAGTTCGAGCACTGTATGAAGTTATGCAGCGACGACGGTTGGTTCTTAGAGTTTGGAGTGTATAGGGGTCGTAGTATTAACGCGTGCTCTTGTTTAAGACCAAACAACACATTCTACGGCTTTGATAGCTTTGAAGGCTTGCCCGAGAAATGGGCAATGTCGGAAACAAAAATTATAGATGAAAAACATTTTGCATTGGACCAATTACCCAAAGTTAACAAAAATGTTATTTTGATCCCTGGTTTATTCGAACAATCGTTGCCGGCTTGGATAGAAGAAAATTTAAACTCAAATAGCACCATAAGTTGGTTACACATCGACAGTGATTTATACTCTAGCGCCAAATGTGTTCTTAACTCACTTAACGACTATATTGTAGAAGGAACTATAATCAGGTTTGATGAGCTAGTTGATTGGCGTCATGAGGGTTTCCAGACCCTTCACCCACACAACAAACCAAAATCCAAGTATCCAAATTGGAGAGACGGCGAGTGGAGGGCTGTTAACGAATGGATTCTAAGTCACGATAGGCATATTCAACCTTTATGGCGTGAGTGGCACACGGGTGGCGGTGTCGTAGTAGTTAAGTAATGGTATCCAACAATGCTCTGCTCGCATATGGCACTCATCCATCCGCTCCTCCTATTGAACTTCCTAAAGTACAGGAATTCAAAGACGATAGAGGACGCGATGCTGAGAAGTACTTCCAAAGTGAGATAAACCAACTTAATGAAAAGTATCAACGGTTGTTATCGCTAGCCAATGACACTCAAATGGTGTATAGTGCACGGTACAATTTCGTACCTAAGGTAGGAATTACCTATCATCTTTACTATACCGGCAAGGGATATATGTTATCTCTAATTGATAATTGGGACAGGTTTAAGCATGTTGGCAGTTTTGTGTTAACTCACAACAATGTATGGAAAAGAATAACATGAGTTTAAAGTTAGCGACAGTTACTACGTGGAACAATAAGTTGTATAAAAAGTTTGCTCATCGTTTTGAAGAAACTTATAACTGGGACTTTCCACTTACAGTGTATAACGAAGATGATAATTTATTTTCTTTAGTTCCAGATTGCAAGCTGTTTGTCAACAAGTGGAGTGAGAGTAAGACTGTCAACTGGAAATGGGATGCGGTTCGTTTTTGTTACAAGGTGTACGCCTATTGTCACATGATCTTAAACAGTCCGGATCTCGACGGTGTAATCTACATTGATGCAGATACTGTATTCTATAAGCCAGTAGACTTGAATTGGATCATGGAGCACATCCATAGAGATGAATGTGCAGTTACATATCTGGGTAGAGGAGACCATCATACAGAAACAGGTTTTTTGTATTTTAATTTAAGCCACCCTCATACGAAGTCTTTCGCAAAGGATATGTTAAAGATGTATGACGAAGGTTTGGTCTTTAATCATCCTCAATGGCACGATGCGTTTATGTTTGATGTAGTTAGAAAAAGTTATGAGAAACAAGGAGTGTTGTTCCATAACATAGGAGATGGTGCTTGGGGAGACGGTGGCCACGTACATGCCAGGTCAATATTAGGTACAGTGTGCGACCATACTAAAGGTCCTAGAAAAGACAAAGGTATATCTCCTGAAAACAACTTGGTAAGGACATAACATGGGCTTAGGTGATGACATGATGTGGCTTGGCGAAGCCGAGAAAGTCCACAAGCAAAACAAAGATTCTGTTGTGCACGACGGCAAAGGGTTTAGCCCGATGTGGAAGGGGCACGACTGGGTAGTGGCACCAGATTATGATGGGCCCAAGAAAAAAATATTAGTACCGAGTCACCCAAACGGAAACCGCTGGTATATTGATGGCTGGGGCCCAGGCAAGATTATCTACAAGAACTACGTTCCTTCACCAGCTCCTTATCGTATTAGCACTGATGAGATTAACCAAGCTGTAACGATACTAAAGGATAACGGTATAAAGCCTACTGACAAGTTTGTAGTCGTTAATCCTGATACCAAAAACACAACACTGTCGTCTAACAAAGACTGGGGGTTTCATCGTTGGCAAAGCCTCACGGACAAACTAAACGGTCATGTAAAGGTTGTAAGAGTCAAACCATCTAGTCCAGTAAAAGATATTTCAGGTTTAGTACAATATGGTGAAAAACCGCTTGACAATGCCATTAATATAACGGAAGATGATGTTCGAGTTTCGTTTGCTATAATGTCGTTCAGCAAGCTAATTGTAACCAGCGAAGGCGGTGTACATCATTTTGCTGCTGCTATCAACAAACCAGCTTTAGTATTGTATGGTGGAGCAATACATCCGGATCAAACCGGTTATGTTGATCGTAATCAAACATACTATGTTTATAATGATCCTATGACGCCATGTGGCAGTCAGACCCCATGTAAGCATTGTAAGGAAGCCATGGCTGCTATTGAACCGCAGCTAGTATATGAAGATGTGTTGGAGATGTTAAATGAAACAGGGTAAGGTTTGGGGTGAAACAAAACTAGTCGCACTGGTTCCAGGCGTGTTAGAGTTTCACCGTATTGAGGCAAAAAAGGGTGGCGTATGTAGTAAGCATGCTCACCAAAGTAAGACCAATGGATTCTTTGTAGAGTCGGGCAAGCTGCTAATCAGAGAATGGCAGAACCGTTACGACCTTGTTGATGAAACTATACTTGAGGCGGGCGACTACTGTATTGTACCTCCAGGCGTGTATCACCAGTTCGAGGTGTTAGAGGACTGCATTGCGTTTGAGCTATACTACGCTGAACTAATTGGCGACGACATTGTTAGAGAGACAGTAGGGTTTACACAATGATTACAGTTTATTCGAGACCTGGTTGTAAATGGTGTGAGACGTCTAAATCTTTGCTTGAACTCAAAGGCATTGAATATAATGAGCTCATGCTCGATGTAGATATTACCGTGGACCAGCTTAAGGAGCTGGTGCCTGGAGCTAAGTCCGTACCTCAGATTATGGATGATGGAATGTACATCGGAGGATTCAAAGAACTAGCAGTATACTTAGATCAAAAATGAAAGTTGGTATTATAGGGTATGGATGGGTCGGCAAGGCAACACACAAGTTGTTTCCTGACGCCGTCATCTATGATAAACACATTCCAGATTATCGTCAGCCTTTGGACAGCTCTGTAGACATTGCATTCCTTGCAGTGCCAACTCCTTGGAACGGTAAAGAGCTTGATTGTAGCGCTGTCGACCAGGCTATTGGCGAGGTGGGGTGTAGGTTTATTGTACTGAGAAGCGCTACCTACCCGGGCTTTGCTGACGAGATGGCTGCTAAGTATGACATTAAGGTTGTTGTCCAACCAGAGTATTTAGGGGAAAGTCCCTCTCATCCTATGCTCAATATGAACACTAGGGAATTTATGATACTTGGTGGTGCACCAGAGGACAGAAGAAAGGTTATCGATTGCTATGCAACGGTGTACAATTCGAACATTACAATCAGACAAATGTCAGCAAGAGAAGCTGAGTTTGTTAAGCTGACTGAAAACCGAGCTATCTTTTGGAAGGTAATGCAGTGCCAAGAACTTTACGACGCGTGTGAATTAGCTGGAATTGATTACTATACAGTTAGGGAGGCAGTTTATGGAGATGATCCAAGAATGAGCCTTTGGTTTAGTTTTGTGTATCCAGACAAACGAGGTGCTGATAGTAAGTGTATTCCAAAAGATGTCTTTGCTTGGGGTCATTTTTGCGAAACTATTGGTATGGAACCTTATGCAACTAATCATTTGCTTGCATACAACAATATGTTATTAGGAAGGAATAATGTCAACTAAACTTACAATTATAGATGCGCCTGCAGCACCCATGGAGGCCGAGGGCGACGAGTTTTCTTTTGGAGTAGAAACCGACGAACTATCACAGAATGCCATGGGCGGTACTGAAATGATGAAGTACGGTCTATATGAAAGACTAGATCCTAACTTAAGGGACAAAGTTCAAATTATTTGTAGTAGAGTCCGTAACGTTGATAACAACCGTCCTAGTATTCTTTGGCTTCATGATATGTTTAATGATCCCGAATCCCAGCACTTGCAAGATCCGGATTCTCGAAGTAAGTTTGAGAAGCTAGTGTTTGTTTCTAATTTTCAAAAGACACAATATGAGCTGGCATATGGTCTTCGCCCTAGTGAGTACGTAATCTTTAAAAACTGTATTACACCAATTGAACCCTTTGAGAAGCCTGATTCTAAGGAACAGGTTAACATTATATACCACACCACCCCTCATAGAGGCTTAGAGCTACTGGTACCAGTTTTTATTGAATTGTGCAATCACTTCGACAACATTGTACTGGATGTATACTCTAGCTTTAATATCTACGGCTGGCCAGAACGTGACGCCGACTACGAGCAGCTGTTTCAAGCATGTCGAGAGCACCCTAAGATTAACTATCATGGATATCAACCCAACGAAGTAGTCAGAGAAGCACTAAAGAAAGCCCACATCATGGCGTTTCCGTCGATCTGGCCAGAAACGTCTTGTATTGCAGCTATGGAGGCTATGTCGGCCGGGGTGCTGATTGTACACCCTGACTTTGCAGCGCTACCAGAAACTACTGCTGGGTTTGGTATATCCTATTCAATGCACGAAGATGCTAACACTCACGCAAATATCTTCATACAAGTACTAGGACAAGCAATAGAAAAAATCCAACTACCAGAAATAGCTAACCGCATGGAGTTTCAAAAAGCATATGCTGATGCTTTTTATAGCTGGGATTCAAGAATGCCTCAGTGGAACAATCTATTGTATGGTTTAGTGAATAAGAAGCCATAAATATGATAATGGGTAAAGTAATTAAATTTCCTGGTACCAGGATGGATCCTGTACAGCAAGAGGTAGATGATTTCTATGAGAAAGAGCTATCTAAGGCCTACATAGAAGACTTTGTTGATAAAGTTGGCCACGGGCTTGTGAATGAATTCCACAACCAAGGCTACGATGTAGACGACGAAGACTTTATTGTGAGGTACATGTACTCATTAGAGGTTATGAAATCTGTCCTATATAATTGTAAGGACATTGATCACAGGCTTACTAGAATGGTCGGTAAGCATGCTAGAAAATATTTTCAAAATGAAGCGACAGAGCAATGAATGAATCAATTTATGAAATCCTTTTAAAAGTATCTAAACAATCAGGTAACAAAGCAAGATCAGAAGAGCTATCAAAGTATAAAAACGACTTTGGTATTAAAGTTATTCTTGATTTGGTGTACAATCCAAATATTAAATTCTTGTTGCCAGAAACCGATCCCCCCTTCACCCCTGTCGACGGCGCCGTCGACGCTCAAAACGTGCTTAAAGCGGACATTCGTTTGCTTAAGTACTGTATTAATGTCCCTGATGGTGAGCAGTTAAAGCCACTCAAGCGCGAACAAATGTTTATCCAAATGCTTGAATCAGTGGATCCTAAGGATGCTAGATTACTGTTATCAGTAAAGAACAAAAAGCTCCCTAAGGAACTAAGAGACATTACTGAGAGTGTTGTACGCAAAGCGTTCCCTGGGATCGAAGAGAAATGGAAAAGCTAGCTTTTATTATTGGTAACGGTCCTAGTAGGGAGCAATTTGACATAACCAAGCTAAAGGGTCATGGCGTGGTGTATGGGTGCAACGCTTTATACAGAGACTATCCTGATTTAATCGATTACCTAGTGGCAATCGATACTCCAATTATAGACGAGATAACTGCAAGTGATTTTCCTGAGGACAGGTTCATTGTACCTCCTTATCAAGAGCAGTTCGAAGATCCTGAATATAATCAGTATCAACGATTTAGATCCAACGCTGGGGTCAACGCTATGCTTGAAGCTATAAAGGCGGGACACAGCGTTTTATACTGCTTAGGATTCGACTTTATGATGAGGTCGCCTAAAATAGCTCTTGGAAATCTTTACGACGGAACAAACGCATATGGCCCTGAGACGCGTTCTAGGTATAATGATAATCTAAATAGAGTAAAGTACATGCAGTTTATAGCGCATAAGTACAGTAAAGTGAAATTCAAGTTTGTCGTTCCTAGGTTCGGCAACAAAGATGAGTACCATAACTTGAATGCAAAAAATGTGTTTGGTGTGTTCTACGATTCGTTTGAGCAGTCATTGCAACAAGACGTTGCGGAGGCCGCTGTAGGATAATGCCGACCTATACTTTTAAAGATATCGACACTGACGAATACTTCGAAGAAATTATGTCCTACGATGAGAAGGTTCGTTTTCTAAAAGAATGTCCCTGGATAACCTCTGTGCTCGATGGCATTAACATCGTGGCAGGGGTAGGTATGGATTCAAGAATTAAGAATGATGATGGATGGAATGAGAACATACAGCGAATAGCTGAAGCCCATCCTTCTAGTGATTTAGCTAATCGTTATGTTAAAAAGACAGCGAAAGAAGCCAAGACTGAAAACGCTGTAGCGAAATGGAGGAAAACTCGTCAATCACAATAACAACTAGGAGTTACAATGTCTGATCTCGGTTTAGCTTATCAAGAGTACGATTTTTACGAAGAATTATTCGAAAAGCCTAAAAGGATAAAAAGAAAGAAAGAACCGATCAAAAAATTCCAACTTAATTTAAGGATGGTACCGGCAAGAACAACTAACCAGCAAACAGCATATGATTACTTTGAGCAAGAGGAGCATTTAATTCTTCACGGACTTGCTGGCACTGGTAAAACCTTCATTACATTGTATCTCGCATTAAAAAGATTGTTTGAACCCAACTGCTATCAAGACAAGATAGTAATAGTAAGATCAGTAGTACCTACTAGGGAGATGGGTTTCCTTCCTGGTAGTGAAAGAGAGAAGATGAAAACCTACGAAGCTCCCTATCAAGCAATATGCAATGACTTGTTTGGCAGAGGAGATGCCTACGAAATTCTTAAATCTAAGAATCAAATAGAGTTTATTAGCACATCGTTCATTAGAGGTACAACAATGGACGATTGTATTATTATAGTTGACGAAGCTCAGAACTTGACATTCCACGAGCTAGACAGTATAATTACTAGAGTAGGAGTTAACAGTCAGATAGTATTTTGTGGTGACTGTGGGCAAACTGATTTAGACAAGCCTTGGGACAAATGCGGTCTAGATCAGTTCATGAACATATTAGCTCGTATAGATGGATTCAGAAAGGTCGAGTTTAGTTACGATGACATTGTTCGATCTGGACTTGTACGTGAGTACTTAATTGCAAAGGATGATTATTTGAATGGCCACGCTTTATTATGACCTAAAACTGCCAGAAAGCGAAAATAGCAATATTGACATTTCCACCTTTATAGCACCTTGCACTAATAAATCATCTGCGTGGTGGGATTCGTTATCGGTATTTGATCATGGTGCCAAGTCTTTAAAGGAATGGCTGGCCACTGTTTCAAAACGCAATCCTGAATGGATGAACTCAAACCCCTACACTATGCGAGTATGTCCTGGTGTAGGGGATTTATTTAAGCGTAGTTATCTTGTAAAGTGGCCATGCGATACATTACTTAACGTAGTTAACAGAGACGGTAGCTATTTGTACAACTACAAAACTAGTGATGGCAGCAATCCTGGCTTACTTAACTTCGACTTCCACCACGAAGACCAATATCGAAACACTGAACACCAAATCTACAACAACATGTTTAACATAAAGTTGTGCCTTCCTGTAATCATGTTCAGCAACAAACTTGTAACTGCGATTACTATCAATCCGGATTATCACCTTAGTGAGGTTCCATATAAGGTAATGCCCGGTATTTTAGATTACACTCCGTCTACCATTCAAGAACTAAACATAAACGTGATGTTCCCTATTCCCAGCTACAACAGCGAATACACATTAGATTTTAAAGCCGGGGATCCTATTTGCTACCTTACCCTCATGAACTTTAACCGGACAGTAGCACTGCAACCAAAAAAAAGTAGAGTCACGTATCGTAAAAAGTTCTTGAGAGGCCTTGGCAACTAAGGATTATTATGTTTAATCATGCTCCTCGTCCTAACATTAACGAGCTCGACACTAAGACAGTCGACGGACAACGACTATACGAAACACCTGATGGAAAACTGTACCCATCTGTCACAACTGTGCTTAAAGATTTGTCAGCAGAAGGCATTGCTGCATGGCGAGCTAAAGTAGGAGCAGAGGTAGCTAACAAAGTATCAGCTCAAGCGTCTGCAAGAGGCACTGCTGTACATAAACTTTGTGAAGACTACATCGACAACAAAGAAGACTACCTCGATGGCCACATGCCTGCTAATATCGAGACCTTCAATACACTTAAAGGCTTACTAGACAAGTATCTTGATAACGTTGTTATGCAAGAGGTACCTCTGTATTCTAACTACTTAGAGGTAGGTGGACGTGTAGACTGTATTGGTGAATGGAACGGTAAGCTATCTGTCATCGACTTTAAGACATCTAAACGACGAAAGCGTAAAGATCAAATCTCTAGCTACTTCATGCAAGCAGCTGCATACTGTGTAATGTTTGAAGAACTGACTAAGATTCCCATTACACAAACTATCATCTTAATGTCAGTAGATAATGACCATCCCCTGGTGTTTAAGTCGACCCGTGACGAATATATCGACCAATTTATGAAACAACGCGCAAGTTATCGCGACAAATACGGCCGTTGACAACTAGTCTATATTTTAGTAAGCTGTCCTTATGAATGAGCTTGATATATGGAAACGTCTGTATGAATTTAGAGGAGGAAGCCATGGGCATCTTCCTTTGAATGACGATGTTGTGGAGTTCTTTAAAAACGTTTCCGACCTTATAAAACCTACAAACATTTTAGAGTTTGGTACTAACCTTGGTGGCAGTGCAGCGTTGCAGTTAACATTAAACACGCAGGCCAATTTGACATCGTTTGATCCTACTATATGGAAACTTAGTAGTGGATCGGTTAATAACAGTTACATAAATCAGCGTTCTATTTTTAAAAACGTACCGGCTGTTTCTATTCTTGAATTGGTATTTGGTAGTCGTTTTACGTTTGTTAACCGAAGTTCAACCTGGGTGCAGTCTTTAGTCACCGACAAATTTGATTATGTTTTTATTGATGGGTCGCATCGTTTTCGTGATGTTCAAGTAGATATTCAAAATTGCATAGAGATGGGCATACCTTATCTGTTGATTGATAACATATCAGCAGATGATAATGCTAGTAAAGTTAGACTTGAGGTCAAAGAAGCTGTAGATACTTTTTCTCACAAACTTACAGTTGTGGATAGTTTAAAATATGAGATAGTTCACCGGCGAACCCAAGCAATTACTAATGATTATTTGATATTGTATAAGGTGAAGGATTGAATGGCTATTATATCTACCGGTTGTACCTACGACATGACTGGACGTAAGCGCCGTAAGGCTAAGCCTAAGGGCGAAGTGTATAAAAAATACAAGCCCAAGCAAACTCGTACATACATTCCTCCTGCTCGAGCTTTTAGACGAGACGAAGGAGTCGAGTACAAGTCAGCTGAGATTGATTCGTGCAACACTGCTAAGGTAGACACTAATGTATATTCAGGTGAGCAGAAGCTACTTGGCATTAGCACTCTTCATAAGTCGTGTCTACAACCTGTCTTTGACAAGCAGACAGCGATCGACAATGCTCATATGAGGCGCAACTGATGGACTTGCGAGAAAAACTTGACCACCGTCTTGACACTTTACAAGAGATGTTGGAGAACAATGAACACATAGATAAGCCACAAGCTGCTGAAGCGTTGATACACAGAATTTCTCCTTTCTGGAGTATTCTATCTGAGGAAGACCGCGACTATGTTCAGTGTGCTCAGCATGCAATCGAAGACGGAGTCAAGTGGGGTAAACCATGACTAAAGAACGCATGAAGGATCTTTTGATTGTAGGTATGCTACCTTTTCTTGTAGTAGCCTATGAAACAACAGACTGGGGTGCTTTAAGTCCCTTCTCCGGAAAAAAGTACAAGTGTGACGTGTACCACGAAAATGCAGAACCTGGTCTAAAGTGTGAAGTATTTGAGTCTCGGGAAGGACCTTAAACTCGCCCTGGTCGGTACGCACCGTCACCTGAGTAAGTGAAGAAACTGCTCCTTACCTTTGGGTTTTTTATAGATACCAACCCCAAACGGACACGTGGGGAAGAAAGTCACGGAGTGTGGGATAATGGTTGTCCACTTGCTTTGGGAGCAAGATTAAGCAAGTTCGATTCTTGCCACTCCGACCATTTACAAAGGATATAAATATGGCTGGTAAAGGCAGTAAGTCTCGTCCTATGGATGTCGATCGTAAGACCTTCGACGACAATTGGGATCGTATTTTTAATAAGGATAAAAAGAAAGATGTACGAGTACAAATGCAGGATAGTAAAGATCGTCGACGGTGATACAGTCGACGTAGACATTGATCTAGGTTTTGGAATCTGGGTTAGGGGTGAGCGTGTACGCGTACATGGCATTGATACTCCTGAGTCTCGTACCAGAGACAAAGTTGAAAAGAAGTTTGGGTTAGCTAGTAAAAAGTTTGCGCAAGATACTCTTAAAAAGGGATCAATCCAGACTTTGGTTACTGAAAAGCCAGGTGATGAGGCAAAGGGCAAGTTTGGTCGCATTCTTGGTAAGTTTAGAGTATACGACCAAACGACAGACAGTTGGATGTTTATGGGCGACATTATGATTCGTGATGGATATGCTGTCCCGTATACCGGTGGCTCTAAAGAAGAGCTAGTCGAGATGCATCTTGCTAATCGAAACAAGCTAATCGCCAAGGGCATTGTAACCCCTTGAAAACCTTAGTTTTTTTACTGATTTTACTGGCTGGCTGTTCCTCATTAATACCAGATGACGTTGGTGTCTCAGTAGAGGACCTACCAGGAGCCGGCAATCCCAACATTGAAGAATGTCAAATAGTGTTTAACGGCGAAGTCCCATTAGTGCCGTGTGTAGTTCAACTAGAAATTTCTTGGGACATATAAATATACCGTCTGAATGACAATAAGTTGTCTTGTTATCTACCGTGATTTGATTTTATATTGTTGTAATATAATCAATCTAAAAGGTGGATATATGAGTGACGAGCCCGTCAAAAAAACTGTACAAATTGATCTAGAAGTAGATACTAATGTTGTTAACAGCAGCACTAACCCATATCAAAAATGGATATGGTTAGCTCGGGCTGTAGACTCATGGCGTATCTTTCCTAGGCTGTTTCTGTCCGTTTACATTTTCTTACTATACAAAACCGTGCTTTGGTACATGGATCTCCCCGATCCAAGTATGGAACAATCTGGTTTGATCTCTGTTATTGTAGGTGCAGGTGCTGCGTGGTTTGGATTATACGCAGGTACTCATAAAGATACCACCGATAACAAATAGGGACTAAACCATGATGGAGATAGCCGCGGCCATATCATTGGCCAGTTCGGCGTTCAATGCTCTTAAGAAAGGTATGGAAACCGGTCGCGAGATCGAAGACATGGTGGATTATTTTGGTAAATGGTTTGAAGCAAAAGATGCATTGTCCGAACAAAACATAAATGTAAACAACCAGTCAGCATTTAAAAAGATGTTTACTGGTAACAGTGTAGAAGCTCAGGCTCTACAAGTAACTCATGCCAAGCACAAAATCAAGCAGATGGAGAAGGAGCTGTATGAGTACCTTCTCTACACTGGCCAGCAAGAGTTTTACAACGATATGATGGCTGAACGCAGGGCCATCCGTCAAGCCCGTATAGATGAAGCTATAAGGCGATCTGATAGGAAAAGATTCTGGTTTGATCTGATTGTGGGTGGAGGAGCCATCTCTATAGCTATAGGGATCATTGTCGGACTTTTCATGCTAGTATTGTAGTTGACCTAATAACCAAGTGCCCTGATAATGGGCACTATGAAAAAAGAAGCCTTTAAAGAAGCTGTCACAGATACAGCACTCGCAGCGGCAATCAACATGCCGCTCAACTATGCTCTAATAGCATTTGCATTTTCTATAGAACTTACAGCACTGCAATCTACCCTGATGTTCACTTCGGTGTTCACTGTAATCGCCATTACCAGAAAATATTACATCAGAATGCACTTTGAACGCCGCAAGTTACGCGGCTGTTGACCTCACTGTGACTTATGCGTATACTTCCCCTTGTCAGTTGTACACACACAAT